AACTTCATGAACCAGTCTTCGGGCATATAGTAATGAAGTGGAGTGCCTCCGAGTAGGAGTCGCCACATACAGTAGGCTTTCGAGCTGAATAAGTGGAGTAACGACATCATAATCGAGTGTATGGTAGAGTTGAAGGGGGCGGTTAGCATTTATTGTGATAAGCTACTATGTACATAGTATAGTGAGTAACGATAGACAAATCAGCGAATAGCAGTATCGTCAACGCGAATGAAGTAACACCTTCGGGATTGAGTTAGACAAGTCTAAACTCTTAGAGTCACTGTTCGGTTGCAGTAAGTCTATTTCGCAAGTACGGAAGATTAATTACCTCTCGTGCGAAGCATAAAAACCAATCTATTGATGAGTTTTTGGGGCAGTTGAATTAACTTTCATCTGCCTTTTTTTATTCCTTCCAAACTACAACATCAAAATTCCCTCCTTAATTAAAAATAGTTCTTGACAAATAGGTCAAATATCTGTATAATATGCTTATAAACAAAAAACAAGAGGATAAAATTATAATGTGGAACGAACTAAAAGAGTGGGAAGAAAGACACAATGCCTTAGTATATGGTGTTCTTACAACAGAAGATGTGAGAGAAACACTTAGTTACTACCAAGGCTTCGATGTATCAGAACCCGAAGAACTACTAGTAGACATTCATGATGTTTCAGAGTCACTAATGAGAGAGTCTATGCACTATGCATACGACAGCTTGGAAGACCCTACATACACTGATATGTTAGACTGCATACATGAAAGACTAATAGATGTACTAAAAGAACGCATTAACGATGCAGTACAAAAACAAAACAACAAATGGGAGAACGCAAACTTATACATCGGAAAGAATGATGTATTCCAAAAGTATGGCGACTTCAAACAACAACAAGCAGAATTAAACCTAAAAGGAGGTGCGTAATGCCAGTAAAATTTAAAGAAAGTGAAAAAGTGTACAGAAAAGGTGTACCAGCAGGAAAACTGCCAACTAGACACTACTACATAAAACAAGTTACCAAAGAGGAGTTGTTCAAGACTGTCAATGAGACAAGAACAAAACCTAAAGTAAGACAAAAGTGCTTAAACGAATTAGTTCGTAGAGGTATCAAGATTGAGTGGTATGCTCCAGAGGTGACATCATGAAGTGGGGAGGCAAAGCAAAACACGTTAGTGTAGTGAAGAAAACTTCACAGGGCGATAGCCACGGCAGAGTAAGTTTAAATATGAACAAAAACAAAAAGCGTTCATTCAAAAAGTACAGAGGTCAAGGAAGATAGTGTTTGAGATAAGTATCTACACACTGATAACAATGTGCGTAATGCTAGTAGTAGTGTTCGCACTTGGAGATGACTGATGGGAATTTTATTACAGTTCCCCACAGTCACCGAAGCAAAGAAATTACGGGCAGCACTTCAAGAGTGCGAAACTGAAATCAAATTGTGTCTAAACGATTTGGCAGAATTAAACGATATGGTGTGCGACCTGACTTGTGAGTATGAATTAATGCTAAACAGGTTGTGCGAATTAAATGGTATTGAACTGCCAGAGGAGTTAAAGTACGAAGATGATTAAAGGTTCAATGATGTATGACCAGTATGGTCGTAAAAGAAAAGTAAAGAAGCTATATACAAAGGCAAAACAGCCCGACTTTGTAGCTCAAAGTAAGAAAACGATGAAGCCTACAGTAGAGATACCTAGTATGCCTGTAGGAGAGTACAAGACTCCAGCAGATAAATCATTTAAGAAAGAAGTAAGTAAACAATACACAGTAAGCATTGCATATAACAAAGGTGCTTACCAAGTTATTCCAAACAAAGAGGTAAAATACATTGGAAAATAAATATAACAGACACTACGCGATTGGTATGTTCGCGAATGGTAGTAAAATAAAAAGCATAGCATACCCACCGAATACAAAACCAAAGTATCAATCACACCCTTCAACAAGGAATACAATACATATGTATATTACTCTGGAGGATGGACAGTCATTTTTAGATGATGAGTTGATTTTAGATAGAAAAAAATGGGACGCTCTACAACAAGCAGAGAAGTTCATATCCGATATTAGTGGAGGTATAGCATAATGAGTAAGATTAACGATTACGCAAAGTTTGTTGATGCCTGTACTTCAAATGAGTCCAAAGACTACACTGCTTTCATCAAAAGAGCAAGTGACTTACAAAGTCAAGGAACTGTAAACGTACCGAGAGTACTAACATCAGCAATAGGAATGTTAGCTGAGAGTGGAGAATTTACTGAGATTATGAAGAAAGTAATCTTTCAAGGTAAAGAATTTAATGAAGCAGAACGCTTTCATATGAAAAGAGAATTAGGCGATATTTTATGGTACTGGATACAAGGTTGTATAGCATTAGGTTATACTCCTGACGAAGTAATGGATGAAAATATTAAAAAACTAGAGGCAAGATACCCGAATGGTTTCGAGGTAGCAAGGTCAGAAAACAGACAACAGGGGGACATATAATGGCAAATCATGTATATTTTACAATAACAAGTAGTGATGACTTTAATTTCTTAGGGGACTCACCTCTGATAGAGACAGAGCAGCGTACAGTAGCTAATTGGGATGGAGAAGGTACTACAGAAACAACTTTTATTAAAGAGTTAGAAGAACAACCTTTCATGGCAAGTATAGAACCTAAGTATACTGATGAGTCTTCATACGATTGGTATTCTAGTAATGTCGGAGCGAAGTGGTGTGCCCTAGAGGAAGTAGATGAGTACAGTTTATATGGCTACTCTGCTTGGGGTGAACCAGCAGAAATGTTTGAACACCTAGCGAGAGCTGTAGCAGACAAGTACCAAAGCGACGTGTCTTTAACAATGACATACGAAGATGAGTTCAGAAACTTCTTTGGGCATGATACTATAACAGTAAGTGATGCTGAAGTAGATTATGACCAGTGCCAAATTGACGGAGACCAATTAACTGCTAAGATTGAAGAAAGAGCAGGGTGTGAAATTGATGATGACTTCTGGGATAAGATGCATACTGATGCAGACGGAGAAGAGTTTGATGGTCAAGAGTACGCAGACGACTTAGTTTATGAGTTCTTTCAAACAGGAGAGTGGTATGACTGAGCACAATGATAGAGTAGAACAACAAAGACTTTTATTAAAAGCAGAGAAGTGGGCTAAACAAGTTAAAGGTCTACACGCTCATAGTCTTGGTTCAATGTGGTATGACGATACTAATAACACAGAAAGTGTATTAGATGTCGAGTACTGGAGTGGACTAGTGGTAAGAGAATACAGAGATGGTTCAGTGAAAAATTTCGGTGAAGTATTAACAGGGGAGGCTTTAATAGGTGAGTATACAAGACACAACTAAAGAAGACCAGTTTATGGAATGGGAAGGTCAGTACGGAACTGAAGAAGCTATAGAGGTAGCAGCAGAAGAGTGGGGAATATCAACCCATAGAGTTAAACAACAAATAATAAAATGGGAGGATGCATGGCATTAAACTATACAGAAGAACAGGTAAGTACAATGATAAAAGAATATATTGAAACACCTACTAGAGAAACAGTAGAGCTTTTAGCTCAGGACATGAACAAGAGTGTTAAATCGATAATTGGAAAATTGTCAAGAGAAGGTGTGTACAAGAAAACCGAGTACGTAACCAAAGCGGGTGAAAAGCCAGTCACCAAGTCCCAGCTGGTGCAAAGCATAGCAGAGGAACTAGGAACAACCTCGAATGAATTAATAGGACTAGAGAAAGCTCCGAAAGAAGCACTGAAACATATTGAAACCCAACTGGAGATTATAAAATGCGTGTAGCAAAACTAACAAAAGACCCGAGAAACTTTGACCTAGTGGATAAGCATGGACATTATGCAGAGTGTCTTGGTTTAACCGAAACCCCAACGGGTTTTCAAATGAGATTAAAATTCGCTGATGACTATCGTACGACTATAGAGACTCAACGTCTAAGGATACTACAAGATTCTAACATCGTAAGAAGTCCCAACGCTTAGCTAGAAATAGTACAAGTTTCAAGAAACAAGATATAGCCACTCAAGTAGTGGCTTTTTTGTACCTGCTTAAAAAATTTTGGTTGGAAGGGGTTGAGCAAATTAAAGAGAAGTTTTTAGTAATTGTTAGTTATTTAGAGTTGTTATGACTTGAGTAAGTCATTTTAGATGTTTTAGATTATGCTTGGTTTATCTTAGTTGATATGTTTATACAATTAATGGATAGTTTTTCTTCATGATTAGTGACTCCTTGATAGTCCGCTTACGCTTCCTATCAGTCGATTCACAGATTAGAAGTAACATCCATAATCGGTAGTTTGTATTAGCTCATTATCTAATTATACATTTATTATATCACAACTTTTATCATAAAGCAAGAAGTGTTTTTCCTAGGGGTATGGATTATCGTATTGGTATGGGATGTAGTTATAATAAAATATATTAAGACTTTAGTTGGTGATTGTTCTTGGGTGGTATTTCGTGAGGACTTTAACTTCTTCGACTTTTCTTTTTTGGAGCAGTTCTAAATGTTTTTCTCGTTGCAAAAAGGTCTTGCTCCTTTTGTAAGTCTCTAGTACGTTTCCTTTTAGTTGCTTTTCTATGCTCATATTTAACTGCTGATGGTTTCTCAAAATGTTGTCTTTCTCGACATTCTTCTTTAATCCCAGCGTTATCACACTTTCTACGGAAGATACGAATTGCCTTTTCAACAGGCATATTTTTACAATCAATGCTCGGCATTTACTTCCTCTCGTTTGTCTTTCTTAGAGTTGAATGTCCAACCTCTTTTTCTTAGATAGTATATCTGTGAGGCGATATTTGACGGATTGCGACCCAGTTTGGATGCAATGTCTTCCGTTGACATATCATTGTAGTTTCGTTTCAAAAATTGTTTTTCGTTATCAGTCCATTTCATAAGTATATTATAAATGAATTTTTTATTCGTGTCAAGAACTATTTTTCTGTAGCTCTATAGCTTTTAAGTCAAGCTCATCCTTTCTTTCAACCCAAAACTCTCCTGCAACTCGATTTCTATTGGGATGGTTAGCTCGTCGAATATAAAAGTGCGGAGCTAATTTCATTATCCACCACTCGAAATTTTCTACTATTAAGTGAGCATTTCGCCCATCTGATAGTCTTGCTACAGCAGGTTTAGTAGACACAGAAAAATGCCCCCACTTCAGAGTTACTCTTTTTAAGTCTGCTATTACATTATCTAGGTATTCTGGTTCAACATGCTCTAGTACATCATGACAAATAACCATTTCACAAGGTTCGGGGGAGGCTGCCACTTCTGCTCTAGATGGTTCATATTCTATGACTTCAATATGAGGATGTGTTTTTGATAAGCCATCTTTGACCATCCCCCAACCTGCACCATAATCTAGTACTCTATTGAACTTTTGAAAACGCATTATTCCTAGAAAGGCGTTGCTCCATAGTCTTAGTCCTGAGTTTCCCCACGTGCCTTTATACTTTTTATGTGTTTGTATTAATACTTGTCTGTATTCTTCGGATATTGTTTTCATACTGTTATTATGAACTATTTTTTAACTCCTGTCAAGAACTATTTTTTGAGGGTTGAATTATTTTGACTCATTTATATAGTTCTTGACAAATACTGAGAAAGTTGATATAATATTGCTATGATAGAAAATATAGATGTAAACTACATTATAATCACAATCTGCCTTATCGGCATTTCATATAACATTGGAAGACAGTTAGGAATAGAGTCAACGATAGACTTTCTGGAGACAGAAGGTATAATCGAGTTTGACAACGAAAAATAGTTCTTGACATTAAGGTTAAATTTTGATATAATTTATTTGTAAGTGAAATAACTCGCTTACATTTTGGCGTCTTGACCGAAAGGCAAGACAAAGTAATACTGAAAAGATTATTTGGAGGAAAAATATAATGAGTATTGATTTAACTAAATTTTGGCTTGGATTAGATAATGGGCTTATGCCGTCTTATACGGAGAGTTCTTATCCTAGATATAACTTAATTGAAAGTAGTGGTGGCTTTAAAATAGACATTGCTGTACCAGGTTGGAATAAAACAGAACTGGAGATTATCGCTGATGGCGAAGAACTCCATATCAAGGGTAATAAAACAACAAAACTAGATGAAGGGGAGAAATTCCTACATCAGGGACTAAGTTTAAAAAGCTTTGAGAGAAGATTTATTCTTAATCCTGACTTACAAGTAACAGATGTAGGTCTACAAGACGGATTATTAACAATACAACTAACTCGGACTCCAAACTCTAAAAGGAAAATATTGGAGATAACATGAAAGCATTAGCTTTTAAAGTTCGAGATGAATTAAACAGGGTAGATGTAGAAGATGCAGTGGAGATGTTACTATTAGTAGCAGTCAGCACAGTGGTCTTTCTAGCAGTCGCACCTTTGACTTAGTTTATTGAAAACAAAACAACAGGGGAAGTGCAAGCTTCCCCACTTTATATATAAAATTATGTACTTAAAAATGAGAGAGGAACACACTATGAACATATCAGCAGAAGGGAAAGCATTAATCAAGAAGTTTGAAGGATGCAAACTAGAGGCATATAGGTGTGCCGCCGGAGTATGGACTATAGGTTATGGTACCATCAAAAATGTCGAAAGAGGACAAACAATAACACAACAACAAGCAGATGATATGTTTGACCACGAGATGAAGGAGTACGAAACTTATGTGAACACAGCGGTAACGGTTCCACTTTCTCAAAATCAGTTCGACGCACTGGTATCTTGGGTGTTCAATCTCGGTAATGGAAATCTACAAGCTTCAACAATGTTGAAAGTCATCAACTCTGGCGATCATGCTGGAGTACCTGCTCAAATCAAAAGGTGGAACAAAGCAGGTGGGAAAGTACTAGACGGGCTAATTCGTAGACGAGAAGCAGAAGCATTGCTCTATCAAGGAGCAATCTGGGAACATGTCTAAAAAACAACAGGAAAACTGGGAAAAACTAAAACAACTCTGGTTTTGGTTTAAAAATCTATTTCTAACCTATCACGAACTAACTGTAAGTTATAATTCTACCTATGGCGACGAAGACGACCAAACTTTCACAGTATCACACTTTTATAAGAAACAAGATAAATATCTTAAGTTCAAAACCGAAGAAGGTGAGATAGTAGAAATACGAGGAGCTGAAGGGCTCAACTACAGGATAAAAGAACTATGAACCAACTTTATATCGGAATTATATTAGTACTAGGACTAGGTAGTTATTACCTATACCAACAAAATCAAGTACTAACAGCAAACAATATGGCACTAGAAGGTGCAGTTGCTACACAAGAAGCGGCAATTAGTAATATGCAGAACGACTTTGCTCTGCAAACACAACAGCTAGGAGCACTTCAACAGAAGTCCCAGCAAACACAGTTAGAAATGAATAGATACCTAGACATTTTTAAAAGACATAATTTAACCAAACTAGCAGCCGCAAAACCGGGCTTACTAGAACCAAAGATAAATAAAGGAACTAAAAATGTATTTGAGTCAATCGAAGAAATTAGCCGTACTATCGACAGTCTTGATAATGGCGTCGAGTTGCAGTCTACTACCAACTAAACAGATAGAAATAACAGCAAAGCCTATGGATAGAAACATAGCACAGCCAATAATGCCTAGAGAGATAGATTTAAAAATACCTTTATGGTATGTTGTTAGTGACAAAAACATTGATGAGTTTCACGAAAGATTAACTAAAGAACATGGACAAGTAGTATTTGTAGCCATGTCAATACCAGATTATGAGTTAATGTCGTATAATATGCAAGAATTAAAGCGTTATATTACAGAACTCAAAGAGGTCGTAGTTTACTATGAAAAAGTAACAGACCCAGAAGCACTAAAATGATAAAAGCACTTAAAATAAAAAATTTACAAGTTATAAGTAGATTAGATAATATGGCTCAAAGTATTTATAACCAACCAGCAACCTATAATCAGTTCCCATCTCCAAATGTAAGTATGGGTGCTCTCAGAGCAAAGATTACTGCCAATGATGGAAAAATAGAAATTAGTAATACTATTGATTGGGTAGGTAGAAATGCTGTTATAGATACTGCAAATGACCTAAAAGTTTTTAGGGATGTATTTCTAGGTAGTTTTAAAAAATATACAGGAACAAGTAAATGGTATTGGGACACTTATGCTGCTATGGTACCTTACTGGGGATGGAATGGATGGCAGAATAGTAAAGGGAAACCAAAGTTATTCATTAGATTTATTCACAATGTCGACAGAGGAGAAACAAGGTTTGTAGCAGATAAAAGGTATAAAAAGATACCTGACCAACATTCAACACAAAATGGAGACTGGACTTGTTTAATAGGTGAGATGAATGGTAATACCGATTGGATGGCTGATAGAAACTTTGGTAAAAAACCTAGATGTGTTATAGAGATGGCAATTCCATCAACTAACAGGAAAGCATGGGATGAAGCCTGTACTTTAGTGAACAGTGCTTAGTAATTTTTTAGCAAAGTGGAGATACTTAAAAATCATGGAGCAGGGTAGTGATATACTAGAAACTAACCCTACAATACAGATGAGATTTGAAGAATTAGAAGAATGGTGCGAACTTTTAGAGTGTAGACTCGAAAAATTGGAGATACAAAATAGAACTGATAGCTAAAAATAATAGTTCACAAACGATACAGTATTTTGACCCAGACAGGGGTTTAGTTAATCTAAGTATGCAAACTATGCAGATTGCAGTTGACTTTATCGCTCCGCACGTTGAAGTACTGCACCGAAACCAGTATAAAGCGTTAAAACATGATATTACAAGTGAGGGTTTGACTAATCCCATTATAGTAATGCCAAATAGTCGTATAAATTATGATGAAGCTATTAGAAATGTAGAAAATATTGTAGAGTACGACACAAAAAAACAATTATTAGCGTACAATGGCAATCAAAGACTCTCTATAATAGAGGAGTTAGGATATTATACTGTTAGCTGCTTTATAGTAGACAATGTAAGACACGCTCATATCTTACAACTACAGTTACAAAATGGAATTATAATAAATGAACCTGCAAGTTAGTATACATGATAAGCACGATATAGTAGGGCATATACCTAATTTTTTATCTGATGAAGAAATAACTCAGCTTTATGAGATAAACAAGGATAGGAAGTGGCCTTTAGCGGCAACACGATGGAGTGGTTATAACTCCAAAATACGCAAGTGTAAAAAAAGAAGTCGGATAGAGTTTCCATTCTACGATAAACTA